CCAGAATATGGAAGAAATATTAAGTAAACAACAAATCCCCAGAGGGATTGGCTTGAACAGACCTGAACTTGTTCAATATGATGATTCCATTATAGATGTTGAAATTCCATTCTTTCACATATCAAAATGTGAAGGCCACATGAAAATTGACCTGGATCTTGAAAGCGGTACTGATTACTCCACCATCGGCTCATCTTTAAAGTCAGTAATTCATGTGCCTGATAAGTCTCTGACCAATCTCATTCATGATATTTCTTTTGCCCATCTTGCAGAAAGCACAGACACACAATTCTCGAGCCAGTTTGGAGTCCGATCAGATTCCTATGACCACCTGACCCCTGATGTCATCATAAAGACAGCAGCTGGATCATTCTTTGTGGTAGAGTTCACTACAAATAGGGGTGGAGAGAGGGCAGCCTACAACTCTTGTAGAGATAAAATCTCTAAATATCATATAGCCTGTGAGAACAGATCGTCTGACTGCACAGTAAGTCTGTTTGTCATCAGCATATATGCACAAGGTGTCTGGTCCAACCTCCAACTTAATGAAGATGAGGTGAATGAACTCGTGTTCAGGTTTAGACTTGCTGTTGCTATCATGGAAGAAGCAAAGAAATTTTACCCTGAGCTTAGTGGAGATGAAACAGATATGACCAAGTTAGAAAGGGAGATGCTAGGAGTTGTGTCATCCATTCAACTAGACTGGGAAATGACCACTAAATCTTTCCCTTATTTTAAAGAAGAGGTCTTTGACAAGTTTATCGCAGAGCCCTCCAATGAAGATTATTTGTCAGGCATAATCTCCTCAGAGCTAAAAGTATGCCAGGAGCAATTGATAACATCATCCTTTTTTGATTGCGATTTGCATCCTGAGGACCGCATGAAAATGAACCATTTGGAATGTATCAATCATGTTGAGGCATTCAAGAAAATGTTCCAAGGGCCTTTTAGGAATGTTAATGAGTCTAAGTCGACTATTCAAATCCCTCCCTGGCTAATGACTGAGTACTATGATGGGAAATCAGTGTCAATGCTATCAGAATTTGACATTGAGGGTGAACACCCTATGTGTAATCTCTGGAGGTCCCTAACCTTGAGTGCCTCACTGGGAGAAATAGATAGAGCCGATGATGACCCAAATCAGGAACTAATTCAGGCTCTAGAAGGCTCAATAGAAAAAAGTGATCAGAAGAGTAAATACCATCGAGTCAAGCTCAGGGCTGATCATCCAGATGTGATTTATTATGCATGTCTCGGTGTTGAAGGCAAAACCCACAGAAACAATACAGCAGTGGAGGAATCACGGAAGAGGAGTAAATTAGGGTTTTCCATGGAACATAATATTGAGGGTCTGACCGATTTCATAAATACATCAGACACCCAGGTTTTTGAACATGATGAGGATTTATTCTCTCCCTTCATGATAGATTATGAATTAAGACAAGCTGCACAGAAGATTCATCAACCAGATCTCATAACAAATAAAGGTGAAAATGAGTTCTTAACAAACCACTGTGATTTTTTAAAAACAAGGCTGGGATCATGGTGTCAAATGGTTTCCTTGATTGGAGCTGAGTTATCAGCATCTGTCAAACAGCACGTTGGTCCTGGTCAATACGTTATAAAGAGAATCTTGGATTCTCCTCTGTTTATGCTAATTAAACCAACGTCATCAATAAGTCACATATTTGTTTCTTTTGCAATTGTGAAAAACAATTATTTAGGTGATCTGTGGAATGATGGTGTGTTTAAGCACTATATAGATGCTGGGGATTTGTTAGTCACAGACTTTGTTTCGTACAAACTGAGTAAGCTAACAAACTTGTGCAAGTGCCTTCCCCTAATGGAGAGTGCATCATGTTTCTGGACTGAGCTCTATGGCTTTGAGCCTTGGAGGTCTAGCAGTATTTTAAGAAAAGATAGAAGTGGTAGTGCTAAAGAGGCAAGGTCTATGATAAAGATGACTCTCCTAACACTAATGGAGGACAAATCGGCAACTGAAGAAATACAAACTATGCAGAGATACATTGTGATGGAAGGATTTGTCTCAACTCCTGAGCTACCAAAACCACACAAAATGCTAAGTAAGCTCCCAAAGGTTCTCAGATCAGAACTTCAGGTTTATCTTGTTAACCGCGTGCTAGAGACAATGATGACCATATCTAGTAAGCCCTTTAGACTCCAAAAGAAAGGGGGACAAATCTCATGGACAGGGTTGTTCAATCCCATCACTGGGACAGATCTGAAAGATGTCCAACCCTTGATAAGCATTTGCTATAACGGCTACTTCAAAAATAAAGAAGAAGAAACCGAGCCCTCTGCTTTGTCGAGATTGTACAAGAAAATAATTGAGCTGGAACATATGTGTCCGGAGACTGATGAATATCTAGGGTCTGGGGACCCAGTGAATCCGCAAATGCATGAATTTAGCAGGTCTTTACTAAAGAAGTGCACAGAACATGGCAAGAATGTTTTACGAAGAATATACGGGCACAATTTTCTCCAGCAAGTGGATGCTCAAATTGTTAGAGAGATCTCTTCCATAACTCTTGAAAGATTAGCAACATTAAAAGCTAGCAGCAATTTTGACAGCTCATGGTATCAGTATAAAGACTGTGACAAAAAAGATTATCATAGAGAGAAGGCTATAGTTAAAATGTCTAAGTTTGCATCAACAGGAAAAACTTTAGCTATAGAGGTGTTTGATGACTGCATGAAACTGATAGAGTCAAGGGGAAACATGCACATATGCTTGTTCAAGAAACAACAACATGGCGGAGATAGGGAGATTTATGTTCTAGGACCGGAAGAACGAATTGTCCAGTCCATTATAGAAGCAATATCTAGATCCATAGGAAGATTCTTCCCTTCAGACACCCTCTGTAATCCATCCAACAAAATGAAAATACCTGAGACACATGGAATCAGAGCGAGAAAGCATTGCAAGGGATCAGTTTGGACATGTTCCACATCAGATGATGCAAGAAAGTGGAATCAAGGCCATTTTGTGACCAAGTTCGCACTGATGTTGTGTGAATTTACTCTTCCAAAGTGGTGGCCAATAATCATAAGGGGCTGCAGCATGTTCACCAATAAATACATGATGATGAATCTGAGATATATTGAGATATTAAATAAGCACCACTCAATAGAAGTGCAAGATGACTTTTCCCAGACCATATTCAAGGCATATCATGGAGAAATGGTGGTGCCATGGATGGATGATGGGTGCACTTATCTGAAAACCAAGACTGGAATGATGCAAGGCATTCTTCACTACACATCGTCTCTTTTGCACACGATTTACCAAGAGTTTCTCAGATCATTGACATTTAAAATATTCAACATGAAGGTTCATCCAGAGATGTCTCACCAGATAGTCTGTGACATGATGCAGGGCTCTGATGATAGCAGCATGATGATAAGTTTCCCTTGTAATGATGAAAAGTTGTTAATGAAATGCAAGATTGCTGCAGCCATCTGTTTTAGAATGAAAAAAAGGTTGGGTGTCTATTTAGGCATATACCCTTCTGAGAAGTCAACATCAAACACTGACTTTGTCATGGAGTATAATTCCGAGTTCTTCTTCCATTCGCAACATGTTAGACCAACAATTAGATGGATAGCAGCAAGTTGCAACCTTCCTGAGGTTGAGACTTTAGTCGCCAGACAGGAAGAGGCTTCAAACCTCATGACTTCTGTATCAGAAGGAGGGGGGTCATTTTCTCTTTCATACTGTGTCCAGCAAGGGCAATGCTCACTACACTACATGTTGATGGGAATGGGGATTAGCTCATTATTTAGCGAATTCAAGAAAGCCATTCTCAAATGGAAGGATCCAGGGTTAGGTTTTTTCTTACTGGATAATCCTTATTGCTCTGGCCTTGGTGGCTTTAGATTCAATCTCTATAAAGCAATCTCTACAACATCCCTTAAAAAGATTTATTCATACTTTATGAAGAGAGTTAAATCCCAGGATAGTGATCAAGATAGTTACATACCTGAAAGTTGCTCTGTTAGCCCTGGAGGAGCTATAGTTCTCAGTTCTGCTCTAAGGTGGGGTTCAAAACAAAAATTCTACAAGCTGAGAGATAAATTGGGGATCCCTGAAGACTGGGTAGATAGAATCAATGAAAATCCCTCAGTGTTGTATCGAGCGCCAAGAACTGGGGATGAAGTGATGCTCAGAATAGCAGAAAAGATCCACAGTCCTGGGGTCATCTCATCTCTGTCAACAGGAAATGCTGTGGCTAAGGTTATAGCATCTTCTGTTTACTTTCTGAGTGCTGCTATATTCCAAGATTCTGGGAAGCAAGAATACTCCGTCATTGATGATAGTAAGTACAGCCTGTTACAAAAGATCTCTAAACTAGAAGGTAAAACTCTGGTGAACTCAATAAGTGACTCAGACATGTTGTTTCTCTTTCCTAATATAGAAGACCTGCAGTCTTTGGACAGCCTAGTATTTAATAGAGGTGCTATTGAGTTGGTGAAGAGAAAGCAAAATAAAGAGAATACACAGTCTCGAATTGTGGTATTTGAAGGAAACAGGAATCTAAGAACACCAGCAGAGTATTTGATATCAGACAAATGGTTTGGCACTCAGAAAAGCAAGATTGGAAGGCTAGCTTTTGATCAAGAGTGGGAGAAAGTGGTGTCAATAATTCCATGGCTAGAGCCTACACCTGAAATGACTTTAGAAAGGTCACCATTGACTAATCATATACAGATAAGAAACTTCTTCTCTCGAATGGATCAAAAGCCCAGAGTGGTGAGAGTCACAGGAGCACCCATAAAGAAGAGGTCTGGTGTCAGCAAGCTGTCTATGGTGATTCGTGACAACTTCTCAAAGCTGGGTCACATAAAGGACATAGAAGATCTTTCAGGAGCAAGCAGAACCAACAATGCTGAACTTGTGAAACATTTCTTATTTTGTGCTTTACAAGGACCATACACTCAAGAGAGAAAAGAAGATATGGTGACTAAAATATTACATTTATCCGACCCCATAGGCTTGAAAGAGTCTGATGGGAAATCACGGTCAAACATTCTAGCCATTCTACAAAACTTCATTTATGGTGATCAGGATATTGCAAGGCAAATAGAGGATGCTGGGGCAGGCACAATTGGGGGATTCACAATTCCACAGAGATCCAAAAAACTGGAGAATACTGTTTATTATTATGGTCCTGGGATTTGGCGAGGAGTCATGGATGGAAAACAAATTCAAATTGAGATCAATAATTCATTAGGGAATCCTCCCATGATAACTAGCATAACGGTGGAGAGTTCTGCAGAAGTGTGGCAGTTATGCAAAAGCATTAGATTGTGGGCCGAAGATGTAGGTGCAAAGAACAACATGGACATGTCAAAGAAGAGCAGTAGAGGAGCAAAGTATTGGATGTTTGATTATAAAATGTTTTCGGAAGACAAACCATATGGGATCCCAGTTTATTTGTCTGGAAGGAAAATGGTGGACTTTAGGCAGGTCTCAGATGATCAGATTGGGTTCAAGGTTAGGAAATCAACAATAAATTTATATGTTGTGAACAATGGGAGAGATGTTCACATTCTTTCATATTCTGCGAATGACAATGACCTCAGTAGTTCCTGTCTAAAACTTGCTAGTCAAGTGAAAGACTCTATGCTATCTCTTTTCTGTAAAGAACCTAGCAAGTCTTGGGCATCTTGTGCATCAATCCCTCACTTCCTAGTGCACAGACTCCTTGATCTTATAAGAGGGGACTTTTCAATTGATTACATAGACACAGATAGATTGTCCGAGATTCTAAAATTGTGTTGTGAGTCTTCACTAAGAACTAGAATAGGCAACATATTTTCAGCCTTGCCTACAATTAATGAAAGTAAACTGCATGTTGATGTGGACGACTTAATTGATATAATAATTAGTGACTCTAAGCAAAATAATTTTCTAGAGGTGGCTAAAGCATTAGAAGATGATTTAAATGAGGGCTATGATTTTGATGATTTTGATTTCTCAGATATAGACTTATTCGGACCAGCACATTATAAGGAACTATCAGACTTGACAGCCATCAGTCACCCACTACTGGACGACTTTGTTGACAACTGTATATCCACAATGAGTAGAAAAAGTGTTAGGAGAGTACTGGAAACAGGACATTGTAAGTCGAAAGACCTGAAGCTGTGTGAGGATCTATTCACCTGTCTTAAAAGGGATGTTCACTCACTTATTGTGGATGATTACGAGCTAAGAGAGGATGAAACAGTTGAGGATGACATGTTTGGTTAAATGACATCAATGGAGGTTTAAGTGAAAATTAACACACAAAGACCGCCCATACCTGAACACTTGAGATTATTTAATAATAG